ATGTTATATGTTGACGATTTAGAAAGAGTATTAAGTGCAGAGAATTTAGAAGACGCACAAACTTCACCAAAGATAAATGAGATTGGTATAGAATTACAACCAACAAAAGAACCCGAAGTATTAATTATAAATGATTATCATAGTAATCATGTTTTTGATAATGCAACATCATTATCAGAACCCGAAGTATTCGAAGCAAGAAAATTAAAAGATACAGGTATCCTACAAAGAAGAGCTTTACTAGAAGTATTAGAACAACATAGAATCATTGCAACAATACCTTTAAGAACAGATTTGTCAGTAGGTATGATTGTAAAATTAAATATCACTTCACCCGAAGTTATGGGAGCTGGTGATATTGAAGACGAGGTAAATGACAATAGATACTTAATTACAGATTTATCAATATCAGGAAGTCCACAAACAAAACAAGGTTTATGTTTTATAGAATGTGTAAAAGAAAGTTATGCAAAGAAAATCGAAACTGCAAGACCACTTGATAAATCAACACCACCCGAGGACGCTACATAATGGAATATTTTTACGGTATAGTTGAAGATAGACAAGACCCTCTACAAGTTGGTAGGGTTCGTGTTCGTATACATGGGATTCATACAGACGAAAAGATTTTAATATCTACACCCGATTTACCATGGTGTCAGGTTATACTTCCAACAACTTCTGCTGGATTATCAGGAATGGGAACAGGTCATGGACTTATTGAGGGGTCAACAGTGTTTGGATATTTCAGAGACCAAGCAAAACAAGACCCAATAATTCTTGGTTCTGTAGCAGGTATACCACAAGCAGGATATAAAGAAGATATCTCAGACCAACTTATTACTAGGTCAGTAGAAAGAGGGTTCAATGACCCAAGACAATTAACAGTTGCAGATTATAATGATACACCCGATGGCCCAAACCCAGTGCAAGATTCAAGAAGAGGTTTTGGTCTTACTAGTGCAATGGATACTGCTCCAAAGGCACCAAAAGAATTAAAAATAAATTACGATAATACAGGTTCTACAATCGAAGAACTAGAAGTAACAAAAGAAATGTTACCGTTCTATCCTTTGTATACAGACGAATCAGATTACTCTTCACTTGCAAGAGGTTCAGTATTAGACCACAAAATAAAAGGTGATATATTTCACCCACAAACACAACAAATTTTATCAGACTTTGTAGATGTAGATTCTGCACCAGTGTATCCATATAACAAAGTATATCAATCAGAATCAGGTCATGTCGTTGAAGTAGACGATACTGTAGGTAAAGAAAGAATTAATATCCACCATAGGTCAGGAACATTCCATGAGATTCATGCAGACGGTTCTGAGGTTACTAGAATTGTAAACAATAATTATACTGCAATTCTAAAAGACGATAAACTATATGTTGCTGGTAACGCTGACTTACAGGTTGGACATGGTAATGTAAACATAACAGTTGATACAGGTAATGTAGATTTAAAAGTATTAAAAGGAAATGTAACCGAAACAATCTCAGAAGGTAATGTAACTTCAGAGATTACAAAAGGAAACATGACTGGAACTATTGGTGGAACAACAGATATAACTTCTGAAGGTAAAATAACAATAACAGGTAATTCAGGAACAGAAATTATATCAAATACTAAGATATCAGGAACGCTTCATGTAACTAAAGCACAGAAGAATGATAGTAGTATAACTGCAACAGGAGAAGTAACAGGTAAAGGTGTTAAACTTTCAACTCATACACATACAATTGCCTCAGGTTCTTCAGCAGGTAAAACCAAGAAGCCTGATTAGTTTGTATAAATAGTATTATGGTCGAATATGTAAACAAAAGTAAGAATGTTGCAATCAAGGAAGCATACTCCGACCTTGATTTATTATTTAAAGCTCACCCTATCAGTGGAGATGTAACTGTTAAGACTGATGCAGATGCAGTAAAGAGAGCAGTAAAGAATATCGTTCTTACAAACTATTACGAGAGACCTTTCAAACCAAGTTTGGGTGGAAATATTCGTGGACTATTATTCGAATTAGACACCGACAGAAAATTAAACAGAGCAAAGGAAAGACTTACAAAGACAATTGAAGACTTTGAACCTAGAGTAGAAAATGTTCGTTGCCGATTCAAAACAGAAGGTAACAGTTTAGATGTAACCATATTCTACAATATCAAAAATGGGTTATCAGGTCAAGAGGTTGAATTTAATATAACAAGGGCACGATAATGGCAGTAAACAGTTCACAAATTAATATCACGGATTTAGATTTCGATAACATATCTGATAATCTAAAAAACTATCTCAAAGGTCAGGAACAATTCAAGGACTATAACTTCGAAGGTTCAACAATGTCAGTTCTTATTGACTTACTTGCATATGCATCACATATTGGTGCAGTAAATACAAACATTGCAGCTTCAGAGTTGTTCTTAGATTCAGCACAAATTAGAAAGAATGTTGTGTCCCGTGCAAAGGATTTAGGATTAACTCCTGCTTCAGAAAAAGCTGCTTCTGCAAATGTAACTATGGTTTTAAATAATGTTAGAGCTGCAGACGGTTCAGTTCCAACAATCAATTCAATGATTATGCCTAGAGGAACAATCTTTAAAACTGTATATGAAGGAACTAACTACGAATTTGTAACACCAACTGCATATACACCAACTGTAGATAGTAATCAATTCACATATTCAAATGTAGAATTAATTCAAGGAGTATACGCACAAGATATTTTTGTTCATGATACACAACTTAAAAATTCAAAGTATGTATTATCAAATAAAAGAGTAGACGCAAATAGAATTACTGTTACTGTAAACTCAGGAGGAGTAACTTCTTCATATGCATTGTCAACTGATATATCAACTATCACCACAACTTCTAAAATATATTATACTCAAGAAAACGAAGAAGGTTTCTTAGAGATTTACTTTGGTGACGGAACATTAGGTGCAGCTTTATTAGACGGTGATATAATTACAGTTGATTACATAGTAGTAGACGAAGAACATGCAAATGGAGCTCAAAAATTCAATCAAGTATCAACAATCAATGGTTATTCAGATTCAACTATTGTTGTTGATTCAGCTGCAAACGGTGGTTCAGAAAGAGAATCAATCGAGTCAATAAAATTTAAAGCAACAAAGTTCTACACTTCACAAAACAGATTAGTAACATTGAATGACTACAAAGCAAAAGTTCAAGAATACTATCCGAATGCAGACGCAGTTGCAGTATGGGGTGGTGAAGACAACAATCCACCCGAGTATGGTAAAGTATTCATTGCATTAAAACCAAACAATGCAGATTACTTATCTGAAACAGAAAAAGCTTCTGTTGTTGCCAATCTAAATAAATTAAACATGTTGACTGTAAGACCTACAATCGTAGACGCAGACATAGTTAAGATTTTGATTACAACAACTTTTAAATACAATCCAAACTTGACAACATTAACAGGTGGAGAACTTGCAACATTGGTCAAGAATACAATTAATCAATTTGATACTGATAATCTAAATGGATTTGACGCAATCTTTAGACATTCAAATCTAACAAAGACAATTGACGCTGCAGATTCCTCTATCTTATCAAATACAACAAACATTAGATTGAAGAAAAAATTAAAACCAACAATTTCTTCAAACTCTAAAGGATATACAGTTTCTTTTGGTAATGCATTATTCAATCCTCATGCTGGTCATAATAAAGCAGGAGGTGGTATTACCACAACTACAGGTTTTTATACTCAAGGTGATTCCGTCAATATAAATTATTTTGACGATGATGGTAATGGAGTATTGAGAAGATACTACTTATCAGGGTCAACTAGAGTATATCAAGATAGTTCAGCTGGAACAGTTAACTATTCCACTGGACTAATAACTATCAATGCTATTACATTAACCTCTACGGTTAATACTGATACATCGATAGATTTCACCGTCATACCTTCGGGAAATGATATCGTTGCAGAAAGAGGTAACTTAATTGATATCTCTAGTGATGATATTAAAACAGAGGGTGAGATAGACACCATCGCAAGTGGTGAATCGAGTGCTGGGGTAGGGTTTAATACAACCTCAACCAGTAGTTATTAATTAAATGTATAAAGTGGTCGGGAGTCCCCCGAGTAGTTTCCCATTCAATTGGATTATAGGAGGAAAAGAGAATGGCAGATAAAAAAATTACCGCGTTAACGGTTATGAATAAATCAGAAGTCGGTGCAGCCGATATTCTGCATGTTGTTGATGACCCTAGTGGAACACCAGTAAACAAAAGATTGGCAATATCTAATCTTTTCGAAGCAATACCAACTCACTTAGCAATCAATGATGTGCAAACAGTTTCGACTGCACAATCAATTGCTGACGGTGGTATCATTGCAGTAGACGCTGATTCAATCAGTTCAGACCTTGCTTTGACATTGCCTGATTCAAGTGATACAGGTGAGATTAAAATCATCGTAGCTGCAACTGAACCAGCAGGTTCTAATAATGTTGTTATTACACCTACAAATCTTATCAACGGAACAACAATCACACTGAACTCAATCGGTGATGCAGTTGTTTGTGTATGGTTAGGTTCAGCTTTAGGTGGTTGGGCTATAGTATCAAATGTTGGTGCAGTAGTAGCTTAATATGTCTAAGAACTTCGAGATTGAAAGGTTATCAGATAGGTTACCTAATCTGTTACCCGACTTTGTTAAAGACGAAGCACCAATCTTTGAGCAGTTCTTAAAATCATATTTCGAATTCCTTGAGGCTGAGATATTAACTCTCAGTTCTCAAGGAGATTTGGAAGGTATCCTATTAGAAGATAATAATGGTGATATCTTATTAGAAGAGGGAACTGTTAAACCAGCTCCCGATTCAGATTCTTCTTATCTCTTAAACTATCAAAATACAACTCCTTTCGAAAAAGGACAGTATATTGTCGGTTCAAAAACTGGTTCAGTTGCAGAGATATTAACAATCAATGGTAACAACTTCTATATCAAAACTATTGAAGGTAATGGTTTTG